CCATCAACTGGACTGGCCCCCTTTATCTCTAGGGGGTCATTTTAGGGGTTGACAGATTCCTTTTTGTGTGGTATAGTTAGACATAATCAGAGAGAGAGAGGTTGTTATGACTAAAGAAGTTTCGGTTCGGGAAATCATCGGTGATCTGTTGGACATCAATCCCATCGTTAATGTTGGGACTACAAAGACTCCCCTGTCTGTTGTAGATGCTTCGTGGTTAATTGGTGTGTATACGAAGTCGATTGGAAAACGCCCTGCTTCGCTCGATGACGACTATCTGGAGTTTTATGATAAGTTTGTCGATGAGTACAACGCAACCGGCGATGTAGAACTAGCTCTTGAGAAGATTCTATAATGAAGAAGATTGCGACTGTTGCGATTGAGACCCTGTTCATGTTAACCCTATTTGCGGCGGGATGGTTTGCTCTCGTCGTATTTTAGGGGTTGACAAAACGAATCAAGTATGGTACTATAAGACATAATCAAGAGATGAGGTTGTCATGATTATTGTTGATGTTACAGGTGGTCTGAAGAAAGACAGGGTTCTTGCTGAAGATATCGTGTGGTCGATGATTACCGTACTGATGCCCCGCATTCGTAACCTTGAGGTAGAGGTTCGTTTCTGCAAGACGATGGAAGATGGTGCTCAGGGTTGGTGTACTGTTGGTGATGATACTCGCCATCTCATTCTTGAGATTGACCATCGCCTGAGTCGTGTGGTCAGCAAGGAAGAGTTCATCGAAACGATTGTTCATGAGATGGTTCATGTTTGGCAGTGGGCCACGGGACGGATGATTGAACGGTGGCGTGGTGGTTATCGGAATCTCTGGAAGTGTGAGGATGGTAAGTATCGCAACTTCATGAATGTGAAGTACATTGACCAGCCTTGGGAGATTGAGGCATACAAGTTGCAGGGTCCGTTGACCCAGGCATATATGGAAGTGAAAGGAATTAAGTAATGAGTCAGATGAAAAACTTCATGATGGATATCGAAGAGTTTGTGGATGGTTATTTCTTCGATGCTCCGAAACCGTTTGATTTCACCGTTGATGAAATCTGTGAGGATGCAGAGAAGTTCTTTCGTTCACCTGAGGCATCTCGGTATGCCAAACAGTATCTCACCACACAGATGGGTGAAATATGAACCCACTTGAAGCACTGGTGATCGGGACAGTTGTTGTCGGTTCAACAATGTCCCCACAACCAAAGTATGATGATTCTGCAACCTGTCTCGCAAAGAATATGTATTACGAGGCAAGGAATCAAGGAACTGCCGGATGGATGGCCGTTACGGCGGTTGTTCTCAATCGTGTGAATGACGATAGGTTCCCCAACTCAATCTGTGAGGTTGTCGAAGAAGGTCCAACTCGTAAGTCATGGAAAGACCCGAATGTAAGAATTCCAATCAAGCATCGTTGTCAGTTCTCATGGTTCTGTGATGGTCAATCAGACAATCCAAAGAACAAGAAGACATACAACAAGATGTTGAGTCTTGCAGATGCAATCCTATCAAACGAGATGCCATTCTATGATATCACAGATGGTGCAACTCATTACCATGCAGATTATGTCACCCCTGCATGGGCAAAGACAAAGACTATGACAGTCGAAATTGGTGACCATATTTTCTACAAGTGGGAAAAATAATGAATGCTTGGATGGACATTTTAGAGGAAGGCGTATGAATATTTTTTATCTGTCGAAAGATGCTGAGACAGCAGCACAACTGCATTGCGACAAGCATGTGGTGAAGATGATTTTGGAAACTGCTCAGATGCTATCAACTGCACATCGTGTTCTTGATGGTGATGAGTATGCAGATGCAATGGGTCTATACAAACTGGCGCATAAGAACCATCCATCTACAATCTGGACTCGTTCATCTATGGATAACTATCTGTGGCTGTATGACCTGTTCCACTATCTTCTCAAAGAGTATACCTTCCGTTATGGTAAGCGTCATGCAAGTGAACGACTAGTTGGCGCACTCTCCAAACTTCCAGACAACATTATGTCTCTTGGTTTCACTGACCCACCTCAGTGTATGCCTGATTATTGTAAGGGTGAGGACACAGTTCTTGCATATCAAAATTACTATATACTAGAGAAATCACGTTTCGCAAAGTGGAAGAAACGTCCAATGCCGGAGTGGTTTAATGCAGAGGGAGCCGTATTGGGAGTATATGGGACGCCGGACGAAAGAGGATCGGTCGGTGCCTGAAGAAACTTATAGAACTGAAATAGCACAGATGCAGCAACAGATACATTATCTACAACTGCGTGTGAAGGAACTGTCTGAAGAGTTATATGACTTGAGAAAGTATAGACCAGTACAATTGGAGTTAGACGTATAATGCCAACATATAGATTTTATGATACTGTGACACAGGAAGAGTATGATGAGTTCATGTCTATGGCTGAACTTGATGAGTATAAGAAACTCAATCCTCATGTGCAACAGGTTCCCGTGCCAGTAGCAATTGCTGGTGATCACATGATGGGTGTAGGTCCAAAGGTAGATGGTGGATTTACAGAGAACATGCAACGTATCGCAGAGGCAAATCCAGGCACACCTCTTGCAGACCGTTATGGTTCAAGCAGCACACGTTCTACGAAAGAAATTAAGACAAGAAACGTGCTGAAGAAGCACGGAGTGTTATAAATAAAATTGACACGGGCGAGAAATCAAACTTCAGCAAGGGATGCACAGCGTCTACGCAAGCTGGGAAGTCACTCCGCCCATGTGTCAGAGGGGGGAAGGCGCGCCCCCACTCCCCCCTCTTTTTCTCTCTAAAGGATTGTTATGGCCAGTAAGAATAAAGAAATCAATCATTCCCAACTCGTAACTGTCAAACCCATTACAGACAGTCAGAAGGTTGTGTTTGATACATGGAAGAAGGGTAAGAACCAATTCCTATTTGGTGCGGCAGGAACAGGTAAGACCTTCGCATCACTCTATCTCGCACTGAACTCAGTTCTCGATTTGAAGACCAAGTATGAACGAGTCATCATCGTGCGTTCTCTCATTCCCACAAGGGAGATTGGGTTTCTTCCCGGCGACGAGGAAGATAAGTCTGCACTGTATCAGGTGCCGTATCAGAACATGGTTCAGTTCATGTTTGAGATGCCAAACGAACAGTCGTTCAACTCACTCTACGATAGACTGAAGGGACAGGGTTCTCTATTCTTTTTGTCAACTTCTTTCCTAAGAGGGTTGACATTTGATAACTCTATTGTTATAGTAGATGAGTGTCAGAACATGAACTTCCATGAACTGGACACAATCATCACCCGTGTGGGGCAGGACTCTCGTATCGTATTCTGTGGTGACTTTGACCAGAGTGATTTACAGAGGACGAATGAGAGAAATGGACTGCATGACTTCCTTCGCATTCTGGAAGAGATGGACGAATTTAACTGCACAGAGTTCAGCATTGGAGATATCGTAAGGTCTGGATTTGTGCGAAACTATCTAATCAACAAAATTAAAATGGGACTAGGAATGGAATAATGAACATTGAAAAACTTAGAGAACAACTTAAAATTGACGAGGGATGCGTGTATGAACTATATAACGATCATCTTGGTTTTGCTACTTTTGGGATCGGCCATCTGGTTACTGAGTCTGACCCAGAGAACGGACAGGAAATTGGAACCCCTGTATCTGAATCTAGAGTCGTTGAGGCCTTCGAGCAAGATGTCCAAACAGTATTGTCTGACTGCGCCATCTTATATCCAGACTTCGATGAGTTGCCAGAAGAAGCTCAACAAGTGATTGCGAACATGATGTTCAATATGGGGCGACCTCGTTTGAGTGGATTCAAGGGTATGAAACGTGGTGTAGACGCAAGGGATTGGAATGAAGCAGCAGACCAGATGGTAGATAGTCGTTGGTATCGTCAGGTAGGGGCAAGAGCAGAACGTCTCGTTGAGCGTATGCGTAATGTTTAATCATAAACCAGTAGAGTTGCCTACTATATCTGCAACAAACAAGGATGGTGTTCGTCTGTATGAAACACCAGATGGTAACAAGTATCCGTCAATCACCACTGTACTATCTGTACGAAACAAGCAGGGTTTGATGGAATGGCGTAAACGTGTTGGTAATGATGTTGCAAACTATGTTGCACGAACTGCTGCAGCAAGAGGTACAAAGGTTCACCAGATGTGTGAGGACTACCTCAACAATATGCATCTTAACTTTCCCCCAAAGTGGGCAGAACACAAAAAGAACTTCCTACCTTGGTGTCTGTTCAATCAACTAAAAGATGGTGCATTGCACAAATTAAATAATATTTATGCACAAGAAGCGGGTCTTTATAGTGATAAATATAAGGTAGCGGGCAGAGTAGATTGTATTGCAGAATATGATGGAACACCCTCCATTATTGACTTCAAGACATCCTCTAAAGAACGCAATGATGATTGGAATGAAAGTTATTACATTCAAGGCTCTGCATACGCAGAGATGTTCGGAGAGAGAACAGGGATTGAAATCTCACAGGTAGTTATTCTCGTAGTCACAGAGGACGGAACTGTTCAAGAGTTTGTAAAGGACAAAAACAATTATCTGGATGCGTTGGTCGAATCCGTTGCAGAATGGAGAAGACGTAATGAAGTATCTAACATTCCTAACAGCACTGCTGCTTAGTACACCCACTTTTGCACAGGAACCACCATCTTTCTTTCAAACGCAGAAACCAGTTCTCTGTGCGCCGTTAAACATTGTTCTGGGTGTAGTTACAAATCTAGGTGAGAAACCGTATGCATATTGGTCTGACCCTGATAACGATACTGTCAATCTAATGTACGTTGGAGACAGTGGAGTTACCATCATTGAATCTTTTGCAAATGGTAATGCATGTATTATTGGAACAGGTAGTGAGGTGGAATTTGTGAATAAGGATAAGGCGACAAAAAGTTCCTTGACTCTCAAGGGAGAAGATGTTATATATAACAGGTAACGTTGATGTTGACTCAACGCTGTACTGGACGCGGGGGCAGTACCCGCCGCCTCCACCACAAGCACATTTCCTGAGTGTGTTTCTGAGGGGGGCGAACTAGGATCGACGGGCAGTTAATAGGAATTCGGAGTTACACGGTTGGTCGCGTATAGACCAAAAACTACAAGTGCCAATGATAACATTGCACCTATGGCCCTTGCTGCGTAAGCAGTAAGTGTCGGGGTTTCGGTGGGTGTCCTAGCAACAGAATCACCCACCAACACACACAAACACAAGGAGAAAGAAATGACATTCATCGTTTCTACACTAACATTTGAAACAGGTCTTGGAGATTGGTTCAAGAGATTTTTCAACTCAATGAAACCTTATGGCTACTACCGTGCCGCTATTGAAATGGAACGAGAGGGGTATCCCAAAGAGGCTGCTGCTCTACGTCAGATGGCAAAGTTTGCGGGAGAGTAATCATGGCTAAGACACCTTATGAGATTCGACTTGATCTTCTGACTATGGCAAAAGACATGCTTGACAAACAGTATGAGGCTGCGTCCACTATGGCATGGCAGGCATTTGAAAAGGCAGCAGAAGATAACAAGGAAATGTACAAGAGTTTTGACCAGTACATTCCAAAGATGTTCACACCTGATGAAGTTCTCTCTCAAGCAGAGAAGCTACAGGAGTTCATCAATAGAAAAGACTAACTAAATAATAGGGGTTAGACGCCAGAAATAGTCTCGCGGGGGTCCACGGTCAGCCCCCAACTTTTTATAGGAGATATATGATGGGTTGGAATCCCTTTAAGAAAAAGTCTTGGACTGATGTTGGCAAGACTATTGAACACACCGCAACTGATGCCGGTAATGCAATTGCAGATACCGCAACTGATGTTGGAAATACAGTTGCAGATACTGCAACAAGTGCTGCGAATGCGACGAGTGATTTCGTTACGGGTCTTGTAAATGATACAAGCAAGGCAGTTAAACACACCGCAGATACTTGTGCTGCACAGGCAACAGAGTATTCCAAGCAGGGATTTGATGTTGCATCTGATGAGTGGAAGAAGGGAACTCAAGAAGCGTGTAACGCAGTGAGTCACGGTGTTGAGGCAGTCGAATGGGCTGCAACAGAAGCGTGGGATTGGGTTGATGCGAATGCATGTTATATCGGTTTGAACCTTGCACTGACCACTGGGTGTGTTACTTATTTCACACCAAAACCTAACCCTTCTGATCCCGGCACAGTTACCAGCACAGCAGTCAGTACAACTTATCTTGGTTATATTGCCACACAGGGTGCGAATGCTGCAATGGCAACCGCAGTTGGTGGTTTGATTACAGAGAGCGTTTGGCTCATTCCCGGCGTAAAGGGAAACTGTAATAAGAAGACACTTAACAACGTAATCGTCAACGTCATTGCAACGTGTAATCCTGCAATGCTTAGTGTAAGTCTTGCTACACCAGCAGGTGTTGGTATTTTCGTTGGTAGTGTAATTAGTCCAATTGTTGCACAATTGGTTTGTGAGAAAATTGCCCCCAAGGGTATGACGGGCACAAAATAGGAGAACTTATGACTTTGAACACTGCTAAATCTTTCTCTCTAGAGATTGAAAGAATTGCTAATGAAAAGGGTATTACCCACATGGAGGCAGTACTAGATTATTGTTACCGTAAGAACATCGAACCCGATACAGTCGGGAACCTTATCTCAAAGAGTCTCAAGGAAAAGATTGAGGCAAATGCGAGAGAACTAAATTTTTTACCAAAGACTGCTAAGTTACCTATATGAAGCATCTTAAAGAACAGAACACCACCTATTTCAAACACCTCTTTCATGCGTGGTCAATGGGTATTGTTCTTTTCATTCACGGGGTATTTCCTAATATTCTAACTGATTGGGTATCGAAGCGTATCTGCAATGGAACCGATTGACATATATTTGATGTACTGTGCCTTCAAGGCGCATTTTGGAAAGACTGATTATGACTTTGTGAAGTACAAAGGTAAGACTCGCATTTCCAGAGACACCTTCTATAAACGCAAAGACCGTGGGTTCTTCGTGCGTCTATCCAGAAAATATAAGTCAGAAGAGGAAGTCAAGAATTACTTTCTGTCCAACTTCATCAAGGACAGGAAGGGTTACATCGCCAACTTCAATGATGAAAACTATAACTCATGGAAGTTGAAGCGGAGTAACTTCTTTGATATGTTTGTGGTTGAGATGACTCCACTTGTGAAGGAATTTGAACCACTATTTGAGGTGAAGAAGCACAACCACCCGAAACTTCTTAAAGAGTTTCTGGGTGGGCGTGTATCGTTAGAGACGCTCATCATTCTAGATGAGTTAGTCTCTTTCAGTAATAATTGGGACAAACTATTAGGGGACGATATTGTATGGCCTGACTTAAAAAAATTTATGAATGATTACAAAAGGTTCTTGACAATTGACAAGAATAAGTATAGAATGAATTTATTAACATTGATTGAGGAGTCCAGAAATGGAACGAGTTGAAGGTTTTTTTGAGGCAAAGGTTGCTGAACTTCAAAACACTGTAAAGTCCCTACAGTGGGACAATGCAGAACTCACCAAGAAGAATGGTGAGTTATCAGAGCGGGTCAAAGAACTCGCAATGATGCGTAACAACCGCCGTCCTAATCGTAACCGTAAGTAGGGAGAGAGTGCCGCTGTAGCTCAGTTGGTAGAGCAATTGATTTGTAATCAATGGGTCAGGAGTTCGAATCTTCTCAGCGGCACCATTCTCTAGGAGAGTTTTTATGATAGCAGATGTTCTTTTAGGTGTTTCAATAATTTGTCTAGTTGTGGTTAGTATCTTAGACTATCGTTGGAACAGACGTTTGGAAAACCGTGTTTCAGAGTTGGAATACAAAAACAAACACAGAATTTTTACGGGTGGTAAACCCACAAATAAATTATCAGGTTCAGAGATGAACAACGCTCGACGCGAAAACAACATGAAATATGAAGACCTTTTGAAGTAGACCATGACAGTAAAACTTATATCACATTCACAAGTACCCAAAGAGGGGTTCATTGGTGTAGACGATGCACAAGACCTAATCGCATATTGCGCTCGCGTGTCTAATCCATCTAACCAACTGAACAGAGATACTGCCGAAAAGTTGGTTGGGTATCTCGTCAAACATAAGCACTGGTCACCACTAGAGATGGTCAGCGCATGTCTTGAGATTGAGACAACACGGGATATCGCAAGACAGATTTTGCGTCATCGTAGTTTCAGTTTCCAAGAGTTCAGTCAGCGTTATGCAGACCCAACCAAGGACTTGGATTTTGTAAATCGTGAGGCTCGTCTACAGGACGAGAAGAACCGTCAGAACAGTGTAGAAGTTGATGACCCCAAACTACAGGAAGAATGGGACACTCTACAGGAGATGGTGATTGAAGATGCACGTTCTGCATACAACTGGGCAATCAGTAAGGGTATCGCAAAGGAACAGGCTCGTGCAGTTCTACCAGAAGGTCTTACTATGTCACGCATGTATATGAATGGCACACTACGGTCATGGGTTCACTATATTGAACTTCGCAGTGGTCATGGAACGCAGAAGGAACACATGGAGATTGCTAGAGAGTGTGCGGTTGCGATTGCCCCTATCTTCCCCATGATACAGGAATTTGTGAATGAGTAAATCACTGGTCATTGGTAATGGCGAGTCACGCAAGTGGTTCAGTGAGAAACAGTATGGGGTTGATGCTGTCACATGGGGATGCAATGCAATCTATCGTGATATCAAGGTAGACAACCTCGTTGCAGTTGACTATGGTATGCAACAGGAAATATATACCTCTGGTTACTGGCGTGATACACAGTGTTGGTTTGCGAACTGGTCCATTCTACCATCTGTAGTTGGCGACACGATGTTCTTGGGATACGACATTCCAGAGTCATTTGTTCACAAGACACCCAATCGCACAGACCGTTGTGTTATCTCAGGCAAAGACCCTGTGACACTACAGGAGAAGATTGAGGTGGCAATGAAGATGAATCCAGACCTTGACATGGTTGACCTTCGTAACAAGATGGAGAAGGATGTTGGTGTCTGGATCACATATGTCGAAGAGGACGACAACATAAATAGTGTTAACTTTCCTTTAGGATGGTCAACTGGAAATACTGCTATTCACCTTGCATGTCAGGGTGGTGCAGAAGAAGTTTATATCTTGGGATTTGATTTGTCAACATATGACGAACCATTGAACAATGTATATAAAGGGACAGATAACTATCTGTCAAGTGATGCAAAAGGTTTTAATTCAACCAATTGGATTAACCAGATGCAAACTGTTTTTACAGAGTATAAGGATGTTAAATTCTATTGGGTTGATCCTGTGGACCGCTTCGGTCAAGAAGAGTTTTTTCTAACGGATCAAAATGGTAAATTTAATAATCTAAGTTACTTGACAAAAGACAGTCTTTGTGATAAATTACACATACTTTAATACGTTAACATACGAAAACATAAGGAGACATACGATGTCACTATCCGCTCTTAAGAAGCAAAACTCACTCGACAAACTACTTGGTGCAGTCCAAGCAGAGTCAGCACCCCAAGAAAAGAAGTCCTACGTTGATGAACGTATCTGGAAGCCAGTCATGGACAAGTCTGGTAATGGATATGCAGTCATTCGTTTCCTACCCGCAGTAGAGGGTGAGGATATGCCTTGGGCAAAGATTTGGAACCATGCGTTCCAAGGTCCAACTGGTCAGTGGTATATTGAGAACTCTCTCACTACCGTAGGTCAGAATGACCCTGTATCAGAGTATAACACTCGTCTGTGGAACTCTGGTGTAGAGTCAGATAAGGAGATTGCGCGAAAGCAGAAGCGCAAGTTGCAGTACTACTCCAACATCTATGTTGTAGAAGACCCTGCAAATCCTCAGAACGAGGGTAAGGTTTTCCTCTTCCGTTATGGTAAGAAAATCTTCGACAAGATCATGGAGGCAATGCAACCTGCATTCCAAGATGAAACTCCTGTCAATCCCTTTGACTTCTGGGAAGGTGCGAACTTCAAGTTGAAGATTCGTAAGGTAGATGGATACTGGAACTATGACAAGTCAGAGTTTGCAGACCCATCTGCTCTATTCGACAATGACGATGATATTGAGGCACTATGGAAGACCCAGCATTCTCTTGCTGACTTCACCTCTCCTTCTAACTTCAAGTCATATGACGAACTTAAGGCACGGCTCGATGCAGTTCTTGCCGGTACAGTAACGGTTGGTAAGGCAGAGGATGTCATGGAGGATGCACCAGTTGCAGAACCCAAGGTTGATACTGCTCCTGCACCAGCGCCTACTGTGTCAGAGGAAGAAGACGACGATGCAATGTCTTATTTTGAGAAACTCGCAAACGAGTAACTGATTAAAGGGGGGAACCAAGTTCCCCCCTTTATTTTAATTAGCAGTAGCAAGCGCACCCGCAGCAGATGTATCAACCATTGGCGCACCAGTTACATTGGTGGTTTTGCTTTGTCTTGCATCATTAACAGTTGTTGATGCGTTTACATTAGTTCCGCCACCAGCTCTAAGTGCAGCAAGTTCTGCTTTCTTCGCGTCGAGTTCTTTTTGTGCTGCTTGGTATCTTGATATGTCTCTCGCATGTTCTTCATCTGATTCTCTACCAACACCAAATATGCCTTTACTTTGTTTGGCGGCGTCTAGTTTTAATGATCTAATACCCATTTCACGCCGACCAACATCTCTACTCAGTTCATTTATTCTTCTCTGTCGTTCCTTTTTTTCTGCCTCCGCTTTTAATTTTGCTTCCTTTTCTATCTTTTCTTTTGCCAGTTGTTCTGGTGTTTTATCTTCATCAGACGCTATCCCTAGAAATCTTGTAAATTTGTTATTTGGAATAAGTTTCTTGAAATCAAAGTTTTTCACCATATCAATAATCTTCAATAATTGATTAAATGGCCATGAAAGGATATCAGTAATAACTTTTTTAAAATCAAACTTTTTCACTGCTTCTGCTGACTCATCAAATCCTAATTTTTTTAGAACCCACGCAACTCCATCTTTTAACAGGTTGAGGGGCGCACCAATTAGATTTGCAAAGAGTTTTGACACACCATCTCTTAGTCCACCAATGATACCGTCCTTTTTGTAACCTTTCATGAACCCTGTAACAAAGTCAAATGCAGACATGAGAATTGTTATAGGTAGAAAGATTTTACCCAAAACCCTACCAAGACCAGATGCAAATTTAAGAATACCGCTTGCGCTTGCAGATGCTTTGGTGAGAGTTGCAATCTGACCAAAAATAGTGCTGAAAAATCTACCAACTGGTGCAAAGAAGTTTTTGATAGCTGTTATAACATTCTTTACTTTATCTATTGCTAGAGCACCAAATGTAGTTCCTTTAAATGCTGCTGTTAAGTTCGTAAATAAATTTACCAGAGGTGTAAAGATTTTTCCTATCGCACCGACCTTTGTGAGTTTTTTCAAAAATGCGAACTCAACTGCCAATTGTTTGAAGAATGAAACAAGTGCGACAACAGGTGCAGCGATAAGTGCAGCAAGTCCTGCAATGGCAAACTTACCTTTATCTTTTAGTCCT